CTTGGTGGGGTGGTTCAGGTTCAGGCGGATGTTCTGGCTGGCCTGGCTGGTGGTGGAGGGGGTGGCGGTCTCAGTGCCGGAGAACTGCAGCTGCTCGATCAGGTACTCGTGGGGCAGCTGGGCGAAGCGGGTGCGCTCTTGGGTGTCCAGGAAGATGTAATCAACCCACACGGACATCTGGGGGGCGGTGACGGTGCCGGGGGTGGTGCCGAAGGTGTTCACGTTCAGGCCGTTGACCTGGGAAGCCAGAGTGAAGTAGAGCTTGACCTCGTGGTACTGGAGGGCAATCAGGGGCAGGGCCAGGCCGGGGGTCTGGTTGAAGAAGAAGATCAGGGGCACGTAGAAACGCTTGACGACGGGGGAGGCAGAGTTCAGGGAGTTCTCGCCGTCCACGAAGTCGGTCATACGACGGTAGTTGATACGGTCGTCGTTCATGCGGAACAGGGAGTCGTAAGTGCGGAACCAGTCGTTGTAGTGCTTGTCAATGCGCTGGCCACCGATCTCGAGCTCCACATCCTGCAGCAGCTGCTCGGCGGGGTAGAAGGTGCTGTTGGCACCGGTGACGTTCTTGTACAGCACGAACTCAACCACGATGTCAGTGATCAGATCACCGTTACGGGAGATCTGGGTGGACACCTTGTTGCCGAATCCGACCGAGCCATTTATCGTCTGTTGGATAGACTCAATCGCAAAATTCGTATAGCGGCGGTATACGGTTTTGAAAAAAGTGATCTGGGGGTTACCAGTGAGGTACACGTCTTGTGCTCCATATGCAACTAGCTGTGAGAGTCCACCGGCCATGTTTTTGTGATAACTATACAAAAGATTTTTTTTTTGAAAATAAACGCGACACCGTTGGCGTAACGTAGTTTTCTTACACAAATATTTATATCTTTCTCAATTATTATAACATTTACCAGAAAGTCCCAGACGCTTCCTATGTTTATAAATGACACAATGGACAACTTGGAAATACTCGCTCAGTTTATTCACATCTCCTTTGAGTTCCTCGTCAATCTTCAGTAACTCTTCATCGGTAAACTTGCGTTCATATTTATTCGCAAGTCCCAGACGTTTCTTGTGTTTGATTAATATACTCCGGTGAACCCCAAAATATTCACTTAATTTTTCTAGACTTCCCTTGAACGTAGATTTTTTGTGCTGGGAAAATCTACGTGATGTGCAGTTTGTTTGTCCTACGTATTTCTTACCGTTCAGTGTAATCAGGTATAAACACAGCAAATGCTGGTCAACTGACCCGCGATTACGACCATCAAAGTGTTCCAACATCATATACAATTGTTGTGATTTTGTTATTATATACCCAGAAGTGACGATATGCGGGGTATGTCATATCGTCACCTAGGATTATAAGTACCCGTATTCCATTTGTTATATCCAAAGCAAAGAATAGGAATGAGTTTTTCTCAAACGTTGAGCGATGTTGTCAATGGGGCAAAAAAGCTTGAGGATTTCACGAACATCATCGTTTCTAGTGCGGTGGAAGATGTTCTTCTTAGGGTTTCTAGAGATTACGGTCTAGACTTCACAAAACTCGTGAACGATTACAAGGACGACGTGCTTGACAAACACGCTCTCCTAGGTTCTGGAGGGACGAAATGCAAGGGTTTCACGGCAACGAACAAGCCTTGTGGGAGAAAAGCAGTTTGCAGGGGGTATTGCAGGGGACATGTGGAGCAGGGGGTTGCTAAGCAAGCTCTGGACAACAAGGGAGTGCATTATTCTACGACGACGATCAAAAAAGGAGCTGATGAAGCCATTTTGAACGTTTTGAGTAACAAATTAGGTGCTAATGTTTCTGTAGAAAATCATATGGTATCAAAAAGTGATACGTTTACTGTGGTTTAACGACGCATAGGGCTCTTCGCCCGGCGAGCAGGGCTGCGAGCACGGCTGCTAGTTCCGGTGGCAGGTGCAAGTTTGACACCCTTGGCTCCCCGGACAAATAAGCCGCCCTTGGGTCCACGAAATATCATACGGCCCTTTGCATCTTTCTTTCCGGTAGGCATCACTTTGGGCATCATTTTGGGAGCCATTATGTTTGTATACTCATACTCAATATTTTTTTCCTATAACCCTGGATTTACTCTTCCTGCTTCTTGGCTTCCACCTTGACGAACTTGGCCACGGACTGCTTGCTGATAAGCACGGGCTTTCCGGCGATCATCACCTGCTTGGGGGGAGAGATGGTCTTGACGTCTCCCTTGTAAATCCGGCGCTTGTCGTGCTCGCCGGTTTCGCGAAGGATGATATCGGTGTGACCCTTGGTGGCGGCCTTCTTGGCGGCAATACCGGGGGTGGCTCCGGTGAAGGTGCCGAGTGCCTTGCCGGATGCGCTCTCGAGGATGTAGGTCTTCTTGGTGGGAGCCATTGAGGGGATATAAAGATACAAACATATTTTTTTGAATAAACAAACGAATTCATCTTAGCATTTTTTCCAGATCATCGGATCCGCCAATGAGCTTGGTGCCTTTAAATATCCGAGGGAAAGTCGTGATGCTCGGAACTCTGAGTTTATTTTGCTTAATCTTCGTTTTTAAGTCGTCCTGATCTTTAGACACGACCTTTGTAAAAGTCAATTTATTCTTCCTCAGATTCGCCAGTGCTTTTTTACAAAATGGACATCCAGGTTTTACAAAGACTAAAAACATGATACATATAATCAATATTTTACTTTACGAGGTATTCTAATGTATCGCCATCCGCGTGCTTGTGAGTTTTTAGTAATTTCCAGTTTGGATTTACGATTTCCCCCGGTAAAACTCTGAGTTTTCCTACGAGTCCGATGGCAGCCCACTCTGGGCGATTCTCCCTAGATATATAAGGAATTTTTGGGTCATAGTTTGGGTTCTCAATAAATTCGGTACTGATGACCTTTTCGTAACCATCCGGAGGGTTGTCATTTATACCACAACGCACTCTTTCGGTTTCGTTCGAAACATTGGCGAGGAAGTACACCGTGTTGGATAATTTGGCACCAAACTTGTCTCTCAAGAAACGACCACTCCATTCGTTCCATCTAGAATCTCCTACAATGCTTGGGTTCGTTGATACCACACCAAACACATCCGTCAGATTGTCTCTAGGGCTGGCAATGTGAATCGTGCCATTATTTCCAAGAACAACTGCCCTACCTCGCCTGTCTTCTTCAGATGCATTACCATCTTCCCACTCGAACATTTCCGAATAATCGGCACCAGTTGTAGTATATGCCCCTATTGCGAATGTAGTTCCCAATCCATTCACGCGGAATACGTTTCCACCGGAATTTCTTGCGGCGATCACATTCCACCCAGTCGCTCCGGCAAACGTCGTTTGAATTCTTAACACATCGGATACATAACCGGACGAAGAGTTCGCAAAGAGAACTACATTGTTTGAATTCACGAAGGTGGTTACCGAAACCATTCCTCTCCCATCGACATTGAACAACGGACCGTTCGTGTTTCTGCAATTGATGAATGAATAATCCGTCAAAGATAACTTCGGAACGACGATATTAATCGCATTACCCACCAACGCCCCAGATCTTGTGCTAACAACCATTATATCTGAGACGCTTGCGGAAGTTAAAAACATCGAACCAGTTCCATCAACGTCCAACATCCTCCCTCCGACGTTATCTAAACGCAACAAAGAATACCCAGCATTGTTGCCTCGCAAAGTAGTGGCTTGTATGAGAGAAGTACCGCCGTTGTCCAAAGTCGTCCCAGATACCGTCAAAATATTTGCGTTAGCTGCGCACGTGAGAGTCATCGTATTACTTCCTCGTATGTCTCGCGCCACAACATTACCCGAAAAAATTCCATCAACCGCAGTGACATTACCCGATGCGGTCACATTCCCCGTAAAAATTCCATCTTTCCCAATGATATTTCCAGATGCGGTCAAATTTCCTCTGTTATCTATCGTGGCTCTTACGACACCGCCCGTGAGGAAATTATACGTATTACTCCCTCGATCGTAGTACATAGAATCATCTACATCGAAATATATGACGGGAGTGGAGTTAGTGAGTGTTGTGATATAAAAATTGTCAATTATTTGATGAGTTCGTGCCGTAACGATGTCCGCACCCATCCTCACGTTCCCTATGTTCCCCGTAGTGCCAATAAAGTTCAGTGCTACGGCATTACCCGAAAAAATTCCATCGGCCGCGGTGACATTACCCGTTGTTGTCATGCCTCCTTGTCCATCCACCCGGAATGGCGTCGTTGCTCCAGCGCCAGCTCTGCATTTGATGAAGTTAAACCCGGTTGATTCGGTTCTTGTTGCCTGAATGTCTATCGCGGTACCTATAAACGAATTGGATCTCGAGGAAATACTCAATGCATCTGATAAGCTTGGGCAACTTAGAACCATTTCGCCGTTTCCATTGACGTTCATCAGCGTCCCTCCTGCGTTATCTAAACGCAACATGGAGTAATTTTCATTGTTGCCTCGCAAAGTGGTAGCTCGTATAAGAGAAGAGCCATCCGTAACCAGAGATGTCCCGTAAACTGTCAAAATATTTGCGTTAGCCGCACATGTGAGAGTCATCGTATTACTTCCTATTATGTCTCTCGTCGCCACAACATTACCCGTAAAAATTCCATCTTTCCCAATGATATTTCCAGATGCGGTCAAATTTCCTTTGTTATCTATCGTAGTTTTTATGACACCGTCCATGAGGAAATTATACGTATTATTCGTCCGATCGTATTGAATAGCGTCGCCTGCATCGAAATTTATGACGGGAGTGGGGCCAGTGAGCGTTGTGATATAAAAATCGTCAATTATTTTATAAGTTTTTGACGTAACAATGTCCGTATCTATCCTTACGTTCCCTATGTTCCCCGTAGTGCCAATAAAGTTCAGTGCTACGACGTTGCCGAGAACGTTTATTTGCCCACTGACTGCCACATTGCCTCCTACGAATCTGGTGTTCCCGATGTTTCCCGTGATGACGTTGGCAAAATCTCCGGTGATGTTTCCTCTGTTGTCGCCAATAAAGTTCAGTGCTACGACGTTGCCGAGAACATTGATTTGCCCACTGACCGCCACATTGCCTCCTACGAATCTGGTGTTCCCGATGTTTCCCGTGATAACATTGGCAAAATCTCCGGTGATGTTTCCTCTGTTGTCGCCAATAAAGTTCCGTGCTACGACGTTGCCGAGAACATTGATTTGCCCACTGACCGCCACATTGCCTCCTACGAATCTGGTGTTCCCGATGTTTCCGATGACGCCAACAACGTTGTGCATGTTTGCATAATTGCCTATGATGTTTCCAAGAATATCACTATTACCATTGGCTGGTAATGTCGCTATTATTCCTTCGAGCAATGACCCATTCCCGCGATAGAACGATGCTGCGACGTTCCCGGTGACGTTTACTTGTCCCGCAACGATGATGTTTCCGGGAGCCGTAACATTACCGCGAATGTCTATGTTCGCCACCGAAGGGAGTGTGGCGGTGATTCCTTCGAGCAATGATCCGTTACCGCGATAGAATGATGCTGCAACGTTTCCAAGGGCGTTAATTTGCCCACTGACCTCCACATTTCCTCCCATGAATCGAGTGTTCCCAATGTTTCCAAATTCTCCGATTATATTACCTAGATGGAAGGGTGCTACGATGTTGCCGAGAGCATTGATTTGACCACTGAGCGTTATATTGCCCCCCAATAGTCTGACATTTCCATTCAAAGTATTCGATATATACGGCCCGATGAAGAAAGGGGCTACGACGTTGCCAAGGACGTTGATTTGTCCGCTTACTGCGACGTTGCCTCCTACGAACCTAGTGTTTCCGATATTTCCGATGACACCGACGACGTTGTGCATATTTGCATAATTGCCGATGATATTACCTCTATTGTCTCCGATAAAGTTCAGTGCTACGACGTTACCTAGGGCATTAATTTGGCCACTGAGCGTTATATTGCCTCCCAATAGTCTGACATTTCCATTCAAAGTATTCGACATATACGGCCCGATGAAGTAAGGTGCTACGACGTTACCGAGTGTATTAATTTGACCACTGACTGCTACGTTGCCTCCTACAAACCGCGTGTTTCCTATGTTTCCCGTGATAACGTTGGCAAAACCCCCGGTGATGTTTCCTCTGTTGTCGCCAATAAAGTTCAGTGCTACGACGTTGCCGAGAACATTAATTTGACCACTGACTGCCACGTTACCACCCGCCATCCAGACGTTTCCAACATTTCCGATGACGCCAACAACGTTGTGCATGTTTGCATAATTGCCTATGATGTTTCCAAGAATATCACTATTACCATTGGCTGGTAATGTCGCTGTGATTCCTTCGAGCAATGATCCGTTACCACGATAGAACGATGCCGCAACGTTCCCGGTGACGTTTACTTGTCCCGCAACGATGATGTTTCCGGGAGCAGTCACGTTACCTCTGATATCAATGTTGGCGGTCGATGGGAGTGTGGCGGTGATTCCTTCGAGCAATGACCCATTACCGCGATAGAACGATGCTGCAACGTTCCCGGTGACGTTTACTTGTCCTGCAACGATGATGTTTCCGGGAGCAGTCACGTTACCTCTGATATCAATGTTGGCGGTCGACGGGAGTGTGGCGGTGATTCCTTCGAGCAATGACCCATTACCGCGATAGAACGATGCTGCAACGTTCCCGGTGACGTTTACTTGTCCTGCAACGATGATGTTTCCGGGAGCAGTCACGTTA